TATCCTTTCAGCGCAATGCCGAAAATCAGCCGCACCATGGGGCATACTTCCTCGTCGAATACGATTTTCACTTCTCGGCATCGGAATGGAAACAGTAAAATGCCCCGCCGTCTGCCAAAGTGTCATATACATTTTTGAATGCATCGAAAAGGAACTGATAGAACTTCTTCGCATCGTCCCATTTGTCGTTCATAATCTTCATGCCCGTGCCACCTTCGTAAGCACAGTTATACGGAGGATCTGTCACGCAGGCATTCGCCTTGGCTCCGTCCATGAGGAGAGTGATATCCTCTTCCTTGGTAGAGTCCCCACAACGTAACCTGTGCTTTCCAAGAATCCATATATCAGAAGGTTCGACAAAAGGGTCAGCCTCTAAAGCTGCATCCACATCGAAGTCATCGTCCTCGGTCTCGGTATCATCGGGTCCAAAGAGCGATAAGAGTTCCTTCTCATCAAAGCCCGTAAGTGCAAGGTCAAAGTCCATGCCCTGCAGAGCCTCCATCTCGACCTTCAACATCTCATCATCCCATCCTGCATCCAGGGCGAGGCGGTTATCGGCGATGATATATGCCTTCTTCTGTGCCTCGGTCATCTCATCAGCGAACACACATGGTACTTCCTTATAGCCTTCCTCGCGGGCAGCTGCGATCCTGCCATGCCCTGCGATGACACCAAGGTCCCTGTCCACGATGACGGGATTTACAAATCCGAACTCTCGGAGGGAAGAGCGTATCTTTGCTATCTGCTCCGGGGTATGCGTCCTTGAGTTATTTTGGTAGGGGACCAGCTTGTTTATGTCGATAAGCTGAAATTCCGTGATAGTCTTATGATCCATATCAGTTTCCCTTTCTCTGTAGTAGTTTCTCCATCGGATCTTCCGAAAGGCCGTTATAAGCGGTCGTGCAGTTTGCCTTAACGACATCGAAGATCTCGTAATAGACCAGGTTTGCCTGTTTGTGGTAGGACTGTGCCATCGTCACGAACGGATTCGCTATCGCGGCACCTGTGGTCGGGTGCTTACCCAAAAGTCCGAAACTGCTGACGGCATTTTCGCACTGCACATATCTTGCGTAAGATAAAGCAAAGGATTCGATCAGCATCGGGTTAACGAGCTTCTCGCATCCTCTGTCTTTTAGCCACAGCCACATTTCCTTGTATATCTCATCAGCGCCCAGGGGCTTGCCGTCCCTTTGGAGCGCCGACAGATAATCATGGGGCTTTGGACAATCATTCCCGATCATGTCCGCAGCCCCGTTTATCTCTTCTCCGTCAAGGTCGGCGATGGGTAAGTCCATCACCTTTGCACCTTCGGCTTTTCCCTCTATGATCTTGTCGGCAAGAGCGTCCGGCTTGGAGCCGGCACGGACTCGTCTGCCGCCTCGCAAAGTACCGTCTTTTGCCACTTGAATATCCTCCTGGGGTTAATACCCTGTTTGAATTGCGATTTTTGCGCACGTGCCCCCGGCCCGTTCCCACGGGGTCCCTTGCGTAGAGATGCAAAGCCCCCTACGGGTCCCTTATGTATATGACCGTCACCGACCATCACCCATCATGCCGTAAGTTATGGATAGCTCTGTGGCATGACTTGCATAAGGACTCGAGGTTCTCAAAGTCGTTCGTGCCGCCTTCCTTAAGAGGAAGTTTGTGATGCACGTGTTCCACGGGAGTGATGATGCCTCTTTTAAAGCACTCTTCACAGAACGGATGCGTATCCGCATAAAGCTTGCGTATCTTCTCCCAGGTGCGACCGTATCTCTTCCTTGTGGCAGGATCACGCTCGTATCGTTCGTAGTTCCTTCTTACTATCTTCCTATGCTCCTCACAGTACGGTCCGTCAGAAAGGTTCGGACATCCCGGATAGGAACACGGACGCTTTGGTCTTCTCGGCATGGTCCCTCCCACGAAAAAAGCCCCGAGGGATCACCTCGAGGCTTCGATCTTGATTTTGCTGATTATACTATAACATGACCGCCATAGTGAAAAACAATGAAAAGATGTGAAAAGATTTAAAACTTTATCATCTTCAGAGCCTTGCCGTGGATGAAGTGGATGTTGCGGACGGTGTATCCCATATCCGCAGCTATGTCCTCCCATGTCTGAAATAAGAGGTATCGCTTCTCCAAAAGCATCTGGCATTCGATGTCCTCGACCTTATTTACGCTGTGAAGGATATCCTCCTTAAGCGTCACGAGCTTTTCGATGTCGCGGTTTAACTCATTCTCCATGTCCACGATCTTTACAAGTATGTCCTCTGTCCTCGATGCACCCTTGTTAGGGTTCTTTGGCATATCGCTCATCTGGGGATTCATCCTTGTGACAAGATCCCGTAAGGAATCGATCTGTTCAACCTTGATGCGTATCCGCTGGTCGATCCGGTATGCCTGCGATAAGTATTCCTTTGCCGTCATTTTTATCCTCCGCATGTCTACTCATGCTCGGACATATCCGAACCTCTGCCTTCACGGCATCAATGAGTGCCGTCTGTGTGTTGTCTTTCTTTTCGAGTGCCCTCATCACCCGCTCATCGACTGTCCCTTTCGTTATGATATGTTGTACGATGACAGTCCCTGACGTCTGCCCCTGTCTCCAAAGACGTGCTACCGTCTGTTGATATAGCTCCAAAGACCAGGTAAGGCCGAACCATACCAGGGTGTTCCCACCGCTTTGCAAGTTAAGCCCGTGGCCTGCGCTCGCTGGATGGATCAGTGCTACAGCCGTATCCCCTTTATTCCACCTTCTTATGGACTCCTCGCTATCAAGCACCTCATATGACTGTTTTATGGTCTCGAGCCTTTCCTTTATCCGGGAAAGGTCATGCTTGAACCAATATGCCACGAGAAGGGGATTCCCATTCATGGATTCTATGATGTCCTCAAGTGCATCAAGCTTTCGGTCATGAAGGTGGAGTACCTGCTCATCATCCCCGTATATCGCCCCATTTGCCATCTGCGAAAGTTTCATGGAGAGGGATGCGGCATTGGCTGCCGTGACCTCACCGCCGAGAAGATTGATCACAAGCTCATCCTTCATAGCCTGATAGGTCTTCTCCTCATCCTCGGACAGGTGTACCTCGAATGTTGAGTTTATGAGTTCCGGCATCTTCAGATAATCAGTCGACTTCATGGATATCGTGATATCCGAGATCTTCTTGTATATCGCTTCCTCTGCTCCAGGGAGTGGCTTATAGGAATAAACGATGGGGCCGTTCATCTTGTCGGGCTTGAAATACCATTCACGATATTGGCCGATGAACCGACCGAGCCTCTCGCCCATATCAAGCAGCTTGAACTCCGCATACAGATCCATCAGCCCGTTGCTTGACGGTGTGCCGGTCAGACCTACGATGCGATGTACCTTCGGCCGCATCTTCATCAGAGCCTTGAACCGTTTAGCCTGATGCGACTTAAAAGACGAAAGCTCATCGACCACTATCATGGTATCCGCCGTAAAGAACTCCGGGTATTCCTCACAGAGCCACGGGACATTCTCCCTGTTCGTGATATAGATATCAGCTTTTGTTTCCATCGCCTTTTTCCTTTGTGCTGCAGTACCGACCGCGATGCTGTATCTGATATGGTGTAAGTGGTCCCACTTATGGACCTCATCGGACCATGTCATCTTGGCAACGCGAAGCGGGGCTATGATCAGCACCCTGCGGATAGAGAAGTAGTCAAAAAGGAGATCCGCAACAGCCGTAAGCGTTATGACCGTCTTACCAAGTCCCATTGACAGAAGGATCGCCGCTATCGGATGGGTGATGATATATTCCGAGGCATAGGTCTGATAATCATGTGGCTCGTATCTCATCAATGATCCCTCCAATCTGTTCTGTGTCATCAAGGACATAGACCTTAAAGCCTAACTTCCGTAAAAGGATGTGCCTCGATATCTGTAAGGGTCTTGGCTTTTCTCCCGGAGCCTTGACCTCGACAAAGCCGACCTTCCCATCAGGGAAAAGAACGAGACGGTCCGGCATGCCATCAAATCCCGGCGAGACGAACTTAAGAGCCAGACCGCCTGAGTCCTTTACCGCCTTTCTGAATTTCTGTTCTATGTATCTTTCTCTCATGAAACCCCCGTACTGGTGACGGTCGGTGATGCTCATTTCCCAAACCTCTCTATATAGACTTTTTTCGTGAATTTAACAGCCCTAAAGGGGAGTTATAGGAAAGACTATCACCGACCGTCACCTTTAGCTAAAATCCTCAGTCTTTATGCGGATCCCGTACACATACGATCCATCCTTCAACTTTTTACGGTTAAACCCGAGTGCATCGAGTGCGTTATAAAAGTCTGTAGTGCTTCTGACATACTCACCCGACCTTGTCGCATAAGAGCGGTATTCCTGATAAAGCTCCCCGGACTTTGCCCTATAAGACGGGTCTACCTCGATGCAATCCGCCATGAACTTACCCAGCCAGTCATTGTCCTGTTTATACTTGGCAAGGGCATCGGTCACAGCTTTCGGAGGCTCTATCCTGAAATCATTTTTGATGAGTTTCTCTGCGCCCTCGATGAGCCACTTAAGCACATAGCCTCCCGCGTTCTCAAAAAGGTACTCCGCATAGTTCTTGATGTCGGCTTTTCCCGTGATCTTTGCATTGAACGGTATGACGATGAGCCTGCGCCAAGTACCGTCATCCGATGCGGACACTCTGGGAAGGTGGTTTGTATAAAGCACAAGGGTATGCGAGGGAGTGAACGAGAACGGGTCTTTGTATTTTTTCTGCGAGAATATCTGATCCGTTGATGCCATCTGTTTTACGAACGAGGTATTGAGCCTCATGCCTTCCTCAAGCTCTGCAGCGATAAGGAGCCTTTTGCCCTTCGCCTCCGCCATCTCATACTGGACATTTCGCTTACAGCCTACAGTCAGGGCATCGGCGGACATATTGCCGTAGTAGGAACCGAGTACCTTGCCTATGGTGTTCCAGTAGGTCGATTTGCCATTGGATCCGCCACCATATGCGATTATCATCAGTTCAAGGAACACCCTGCCTATCGTGCCGAGAGCGGACATCTGCTGTACATAGTCGATAAGGTCCTGATCGTAACAGAAGAAGTCCTCTATGGCGGCAAGCCATAAGTCCTTGCCCTCATCAGAGGGGTCTACCGCCGTCACTTTCGTGATAAGGTCAGATGCCGAATGCTCCCTTGCACTTGCGATGCCCATCCTTAAGTCGATCGTGAACGAGGGAGTGTTGATGAGATATGGGTCAGCGTCAAGGTCAGCCACGGGGATCTCGACCATCGGCTTCATCGCCTGGATGGCTGATGTGACATATTTCATGTCACGCCTCTTCATGACAAAACCGTAGTACTGCTTTGCATAGACGAACTCCTCATATGCTTTCAGCTGATCGGGATTAAGGGAACCGATAAACCTCTTACCTCCGCCCTCGATGTCAGCCTCGTTAAGCCCCATCGATGTGAGTTTCTTAATGGCAGACTCGACCTGTCCTTTTGCATCGGCAAGCTGCATATCCAGAAACTCGATGACAGCACCGATGGCTTTCTGCTTGGATTCCACCCAGGATATACCGTCAAACCTTATGAGGTCTGTGGCGGTCGAGTATTTGACCTCATCGCCGTATTCCCTCGTGATCACCTTTGCCTGCCCGATGTCAGAATAGTCATCCGGCCTTAAGGACTCACGGCCGAACTCGTACTCGCCGGGAGCAACATATCCTGCCTGTGCCGCGATCTTTTTATAAAACTTCTGTGCGCTGTTCCATATGACGGAAAGTTCTTCATCCTCGAGCGGAGGATCGCATTTTAGGGCTCTCTCCTTGAAGATCTCATATGCTTTGTCACAGTCTCCGAACTTCTTTAAGACCCTGCCTGCAAAGCGAGACATGGTAGAGTTGCGCCTGCCCTCGGGGATGACTTCCGTGTCTGGAGAAGACTGCATGATGCAGTCAATGGTCAGTTCCCCTTCCTGCCATATGACGCTTTGCTGCGGGGAACCGAATATGAACCTTGCCGCATCAAGAGCGTTATCGTCAAAGAACGGGAACCTCTCATGTATCGCCTGCTTTAATGCCTCGTATGCTTTCACATCCGATATGGTCTCGATGGGGAAATAGACATGATATCTCGGCCTTGCCGATTTCTCGTCCTTTTCCTTCATGTGATTACGGCTCGGAGCGATGATCAAGCTGACATCGGGGAGCGCATCCGCGAACTCCTGCATATCGACCCAATCGTCCGGATCATCGCTATGGTCATTGTCGTTATCCATGACCACGCAGTTTGACTCGATAAAGTTGTCGTTCCCGCGGTAGAACTTATCAAAAAGGCAAAGCACATGATCGGACTCGACCGCGGCCATGAAATCATCTTCGTTGTCGATGATGCACTTATTGGGATAGATGCAGTTTTTCTTATTTCCCGTGCAGTTTGCTGTATAAATGTTTAATTGCATAGTGCCTCCTCCCCGGAGAAATAACGGATCCTCTTCCTGAATTTCTCCGCCTTTTCGATCTCTGCCCTCATCCCTGCGGATATGCGGTCACCGAACACCCACACCTCATCACACTTTCCGAGCAGTACGATACCGCTGTGAAGTGCCTCTTCCCGTTCCGTCTCTTCAGACATGAACTGTGGGAAATAAAGATGCGGAGCGATGGCGATGCACCCTCTGTCGGTAGCCCATCTGCAATACTTCTTTGCCTTTTCGGTATTGCCCTCGATGTCACCTGCGTAGGGAGAACAGATGTAGACCATCATCCTGTACTTCTTTACTTCATCCATTCGTCATCTACCTCCATCTGACAATATAGTTTGTAGTTGCTCAAAGCCCGTCGGTGCTTGATCTCATCCCGTCCTTCCCAATACACGACAAGGAAGCTCAAATACCGCCCAAGTTCTGATCGCTCCTGTGGGGAGCAGTACTGCTTGATGAGCGGAAAGAGCTTCCTTGAATGCTTTACTAAACACGGAAAGAACTCATGGACATTGATGACCATGCGTCCGTTCGGATACTTTATCTCCAGCGTCTCCATGCCGGCCTCCTTCCTAAGAGGGCACGATCCCCCTCAAGCTATAGGCCCCGATTTTGGCGGTAGATTTTACATGGTCTGTCGATTTTACCTTGAAATTTACAAAGGCCTGTTATAATCAGAATTAGGAGACAGACATGGGAAAAGGAAAACACTCACA